GCGTCCACCTACTTTCGGTGGACGCAATGCGGTGTCGATAGATTAACTACCTATCGAAGTTGCCAACTGCAGAGACTCATCATCTCGTAAGTTGGACTTTACCCAAGAGCTTGACTGCCTCTTGAAGCGGGATCGAGATAATTTGGTCCCTAACTTATCTAAACACCTACGGAGTGATTATATGGGAATTGTTGATTCTTGGCACGGAAGTGCCAATAAACCTTCAATACCGAGATTCAGGTCAATGGGGTCTCTCACAGGTATTGCAGCTGGTAACCGCACGACTGATGCCACTTGTTCCTCTGGAACAACGGATCAGTCATACGGTACCATTGCAGACTTTGGAGAGACTCAACAGACTTGGGATTCGGTTACCCCAGATTTTCACCGACGCAGTATGCGGGGCGAGATTATTTCAAACCCTTTCAGGACATTGAAGGAGTTCCACACTTGCTCGGGCAATTATGCCCAAGTAATTGGGGTTGCTAATTCATGTAACAGTCCTGTGAAACATGCTGTAGTTGACCTTTATGGTCCTCAAGCCTATTGGCGAATGGCCAATGACGCGAGGGTCTTAAGCGCCAACAGTCTAGTTTCAGACTCAGATATCAAGTCTGCTACTACCGTTGCCAGTACCGCTGCATATAAGAAGTCTAATTCACATGACGCTGATACCTTAATTGATATCGCTGAAATGAAGCAGACTTTGCGAATGTTTCGAGATCCGATACAGTCCTCTAGTTCCTTTCTCCGCAAAATAAATGCAGGGAAACGTGGAATTAAGAACTTGTCGAATCAAGACGCTATCGCTTATGCTAACGGTCTTTGGCTACAGTACCGCTATGGGATTCGTCCTTTAGTGAGTTCTGTACAAGGTGTGATTAAGGCTCTAAACAAGATCCGATCGAAGAAAAGGCATACTTATCGCGGTTCCTACCGTCTTAAGTCGGCCCAATCGACTACCGGATCTTACATTACTGCTGGGTCTCTCGTCAATTTCAATTATGCATTTACCTATTCTGATGAAGTGCTAATCAGAACTGGTTTGCTAGTTGAGGATGACATTACATTGTCACAAGAACTTGGGGTGGATGCAAGCGGTTTGCTTGCCCTTCCTTGGGAACTTGTTCCGTTCAGCTTTGTAGCTGATTGGTTTGCCAATGTTGGAGATTACTTCAACAGTATTGTTCCAGCCTTAACGCTAAGTCCGCTTTCCACCTGGACTTCTACAGTTCGGCGTAGATCCACCATTTTCACGGTGACATCTACCTCGGCTGTGGCCGGTTGGACAGTGCAGAGGGATGTGAATGAGAATAGATCCGCTGTCTTTGAAGAAAAGACTCGGTATCCTACTCTTTCCCTTCCCTCGATAACGTTCAAGCCTCGTCCTATTGAGTCGATCACTTCTGATCTTCGCATAGTCGATGCCTGGGCGTTACTTCACCAACAATTCATGAAGGTTTTCAAGCCCTAATCGGGGCTCGAATCTTCCTGGATTGGTTTTACTCACTAGGGAGTTATCCCAATGGCTTTAACTGTCAATGCAAAAGCGTTCACGGCCGATCGTTTCGGCCCGGACAGTATCGGTTATTTCGGCCCAGCACACACTGCAAGCGTGAAGGATGATATCCAACTCGCTCGCACTGCCGCGAAGCCGACGACACTGTTCAGTGGCGTTGCCCGATCGTCAGCAAAACTCACGAGAACTCTCACCTTGACTGGATCGCTTACCCCTACCGGGGAAGCAATCGTCCAGATCTCGATGTCGGTTCCTGTGGGAGCTGCTGGTGCGGATGTTGACAGCATGCTCAACGATCTGGGAAGTTTTCTTTCCAGTGCCAGTGGCAAACTTGTCGCGAAAAACCAGCAAATCTCGTTTTAATCGTTTCAGGTTTTGGGCTCTGAGGAGAGCTCAAGACCTGATCTTTATCACGAATCGATTTAAGCTTTTGAACTTGATTCTTGCTTTTGTCGTGTCGGCGACTTTTATTTTTGTCGTTTACATGGCTATGCAAGGTCTTGTTCTTTCTGCTTTGATCTCTGTGATATCAGCGATTAGGATGAAATAAGCTGGTCTACGTCTCGAGTTTGCGCCTGGGTCTATACTCTTTTTGGAGCATAGACGCGTTGATTCTGGTAACAATTTCTGTTACCAGTTACTTTCTCATAGGAGTACGTAATGTACCCCAAGAAAAGCGTGCTGAAACGAAGCGTTCAGAAGCTCAACCTTCAACTTGGAAAGGATCACTGGGAAATATACCAGAGATTCATGGCCAAGGTGTTGGAGGACTACCCTGATGAGGTGAAGAACAAAGTTCTAGGACTTTTACGTTCTAAAAACTTTGAACAACTCCTCGTTTGGGCTGACCACTCTTTAAAGTTCCCCGCAGGTGAGCATGGGGACATTGCTCTGAAAAGATCAATGGGTCAGTTAGCTGCACTTATTAAGAAGTACCCTTTCCCTTCTGAAGATCTCAAGCCAAAAGCTCGAGCTTCAGCAATGGAAAAATTCCTTTCAGCAGAGAAACGCTGTAGGAGGTACAACTTAAAGTTCAAATCTCTTGAAACTAAGAGATGGGATACCCATAATGACATCTGTTTTCGGATGTCTAACTATATTTCTCACGTGATCGGTTTCACACCCGATCTAGAGAAAATATATGGGTTGTGCAGTTTTGGTCCTGGGGCGTCAATAGGTGTCCATGGTAACTCCACCAATCTAGGCAAGAAATTGCTTTCGAGAGAGTGGACATGTACCCCTAGTGCCCTTCCGTTCGCCTTATCCGCCTTAGCAAGAGATCAACATGTTAGAGAGCTTTTAGGCCCTTTGCATGGTGGTCGTTTTACTTGCTTAGATTTTGGTACTTTCCGTGAGGAATTTGCCAAAAAGGTCAGGCTGGTACAACATAACAAAATTGTTTTTGTGCCAAAGACGACTTTAGTTGATAGAACTATTGCCGTCGAGCCGTTGCTAAATGGCTATCTTCAAAAGGGCGTCGACGTTTTCATGCGCCGATGCCTTAAGAGGGTAGGTATTGATCTCTCAGATCAATCGAGAAATCAGCACTTAGCCAGATTAGGTTCACTACCTAACCAGGTTGATCCATTTGTCACCATAGACCTCTCTTCCGCCTCTGACAGTATATCGACAGAGATGGTTAAGAGGCTTCTACCCTATGACTGGTTCGTTTTTATGAACCAGCTTCGGTCGAAGAATTTCACGTTCGACGATAAGGCGTTGATTCCTTATCAGAAGTTCGTGTCTATGGGTAACGGCTTCTGCTTCCCTTTAGAAACGCTTATTTTTGCGTCTGTCTGTCAGTTATATTCAAAACCTTATGACTTTTCAGTCTACGGTGATGACATAATTGTTCGACAGTCCGTGTCAAAAAAGGTTTTGCAAACCCTTTGGTGGCTCGGATTCCGACACAATCCCGATAAGACCTTCTTAGAAGGTCCGTTTCGGGAGTCGTGTGGTGCAGATTGGTTTGAGGGTCTGGATGTAAGACCGCTAACGCTTGATACCCCGTTCAATAATTTGAGCGAGATTATCAAGTTCTATAACTTATCACTTCGTAAGGACTTTTGGTCCTTCCGATTCGAACAAGTTAGAGATTTCTTGTTCGAATTGGTTCCTGAGAACATTCGGTTCACTCGCCCTTATGAGGGAAGTGAATTTGGTGCTTTTCAGGTTCCTCTAGATAAGTTTCAAGCTTCTCCCTTCTCCACCTGGGATAGAGATATCCAAGGATGGAAATGGTTGGAGCTTGATGTGATCGGACGTCCCGATAGGGACTTCGACCACACTTTAGAACAGTATCACACTGTGTTAGCTATGGCCGCTGTTCGAGGTTTACCCTCAAACAAGCCATTCTCAAAACGTCGTGAGACGTCACAAACCGTACGTGTTAAAGCGTACGCGGGAGCCAAATCAACCTGGCTTCCGCCTATTGACTAGATCTAGTTTGTCTAGTTTATAGGATTTGACTCACCCCACCGTAGCATTGGTCGGGTAAAGTCAGTGGACCCTTTCGGGTTAAAC